GGACGAGTGACATCGCCCTGAAGTAACTCAGCTGTTTGTACGTGGCCCAGATGTCTGCGTCGACGAACCTCTCAATGATGAGAGGAGTCGGCGGGCTGGGGTCGGTGAGTCGAGCTTGAACCGATCGAAGAACATCGCAACGGTTCATCGGAACAGAGGTGGTCTTGAGACCGAAGTCGATCAGGACGACCATTTCCTTTGTAACGGAAGACTCTTGTGTGCAGCTAGAAACTGTAGGGGCAATGGCGAACGACAGCTCAGAAAACAGTTCGGACGACGCATTCTGCACACGAAGTGCATTGAAAAAGTCGCAGACAGTCTCATACTGAGTCTTTGTCCACTTGGTATCTTTGAGCGAATCAGTAAGAATACCAGGCGTGTCGGCCGCCTGGGTGAAAGCCGTCACCATAGGACGGATTTGCCAGTTATTCGTCTCGCCTTTCTGAACCAACGGCCCAGTGACTTCTCGGTCAACCGTAATACGGCTGATGCAGCCAATGACCGTGTGCACCTGAAGGCACAGCGCTGGCCCGGTGGGTCCGATGAAAGTCTGGTAAAACATCCGACGAAGTTTGCTCGGAGTGTCCAGAAATTTAACCGGTTTGGGCCTGTAATTAGGGATGTCAGGATCCAGAATTATCTTTTCCGCTTCAGGGCCGACGGCAGTGTAACTTTCAATCATGAAATTGATTGATTTACCACCGGCCTGATGGTTGACGACGTCGAACACCCTGGCAACGACAAGGCTACCAGGATGCTCGGGGTCAAAGACGGATCTTTCAGCGAGTGCATTGAGAATGGGCCAGGAAAGGCAATTACCCCACAAAGAAAAATGTCTGAAATGAATCATAATGTTGTGGAGGCAGTTTGGGGGATACTGTTGGTACAGCGTGTTTTGGAGGATGTTGTACGTATTCTGAAGTGTAATCGGGAGCTTTGTCGAAACGCAGATGCGTTCGGAAAACCCCAGGTTAGTCAGTTCATCTTCGTAGGTGGTGACACAGCAACCATGCTGCGCAAGCGTCAATCTGACTTTGTCTCCGCTCCAATTTAACTCTTTAGCAACTGACGGCCTGTTATGGTCAGTCCAGTCTTGAGAAGTCGGCTGCTCGGTGAAGTCGTGAGACTCACCGACAGTGACAATTATGCGGGAAGGGACAATCGACAGCAACTCATTCATCGCTTTGAAACCGGCAGGGCCTGCAGTGTCG